CTGCTTGTGCGACCCTGTAAACTCAGGTGTCTGTAGGCCATCCGGCCACACGCCATTACGGCACAGTAATTAGATGCGCTAGTCATCCACTCGATCCAAATGACCAAACGATTGTGGACGTGCCACTTTCACTTGGTCCAGAAAAAGATCCTCCCCTCGACGAGGGTAAGAATCCATCTGGGCTGAGAGGTAGACCCAAGCTCGCTCGTTGCGACGGACCATACTGAGACGTGTCTCAGAGTCCAGTTCCTTCGCAACCAGAGAAGGGGTTAAGTAGTACGTAGCGAGATCCATGAAGGTCTCGTCGTCCTCACTCAACAACACGCCGCGTCCCTGACCCCACTGGGTTCGGACGACTGACTGCCAAACGGAACGTGCCTGTATCGGCTGCTGACTCGGAATCTTCCCAACGGAAATGGTGCGGTAGCGCTTGGCCGCAAGGCCTTCTGCAATAGCAACATCAACACGGGAAGGACCACACTTGTGTCCAGAACTTGTGACAAGATATCTTCGCTCCGGAGGAGTGTCAACATCTTCACCATAGACTGTACTAAAGAGTGGCTGTAATCCGATTCCGCCCATCGACTCAGGAATGTACCATGGAACCCTGACTGCTCGTAATGCCTTCGCATTCTGCTTCAAAAACTCCTCATGTACTGACAGTCTCATGTCAGGCGGGCAGGAGTTCATGAGCGCATTGTGTCGGGAACCCAAACTCTTCAAGTAAGGGTTATCCTCCACAGCAACATCAGTAACCTTCGAAGAACCAGAGCGACCTAATCCCATCACCAATCCCATGTTTACATAGGATATCTGTGTGAAATTGTTTTGGGCATCGCAAAGGAACGACGTTGAATTGATATTGCAGTACTCCTCATCAGTGTAAGTCTTCCCAAGGCTAGGAATCAGACCGGCGACCGCCGCAACTGACTCCCAGATCTTCGAGAATGCGGGGGGAGCCCGCACCAACCCATCGTCTCCGTTTACAACAGCTGGGATATCTTCTAGAGAAATCCGAGTGTTCAACGTGAGTTCATAGGCGTGACGAATCACTGCTAAGTTGACTATGTTTAGAATAGGAAAAGACACAATCGAGCCCATGAGCTGCCCCCATTGCTGGGGGGAGCCCTCGACCAAGTGACCCGTAAGCGCTTTGTGAAAGAGCGTACGTAGGTCGTCAGGCATTCCTACAGAATCACAGATACCATCAACACAGACTCCAGACAGGTACGGATCAAGGAGATCAGTTGCACTCGTGTAATCAAGTGAGTGAAACACTCCGGTAGCCGTCCCGAACACCTCGTTAAGACGAGTGGGAGTCACGGTTTCACCGATCAAAGAGAAGGCTCTCTGCCGTCTCAGTAACCGATGTAGGAACTTCTGTACTGGCTTGAGGGTGAAGTAAGTAAGGGGTGGACCTTTGGAGATCACACGTACCTTAAGTGCCTCTGGAAGAGCTACCAACTTGACGTCAGCAACTTCACCCAACGCGCGCGACCGCACACCTTCGTATACCTCACGGTAAACACGTTTCACACGCTTACGGAAAGCGTCTGTGACTTTTAGGTGCGCGATCTCCCTTTCTCCGTTCTCCCCGACAGTAACATCGTCAATTTCCAAAGCAGTACCGTAGAGCCAACCAGCCAAGTCAGGGTTAATGCGATCCATCAGGAAAGCATCGTCCATGAGAGTGCCGAAAGTGCCGAACCTCGAACGAGAGTCGACATAATTCGCCTTGACTGAAGGAGCAAAAGGACGGTGGAGATCTTCGTCTGTGATTTTTCGACGTAGGGTCTCCCTGCAAGTACGTCTAACTTCCTCTGCGATTTGATCCAGAGTTGTAAAGTCAGAGTAATGAGCAGTCTGTTTCGTAGTCAGCATGACTTTCGTTTTCTCTTTTGCCTGTTCAAGGGCTAAATCAGATGGTCGCGGCATACCCTTCTTGAGATAGAGGATACCCGTGACAAAGCTAAGCATCCGGTCCGGATCATCAGCAGCGAACCGCTGAATGAAACGACCGAGTGTATGCCCGGCTAACTGATTCGGAAGATCCGACTCCGAGAATGGTTTCTCAGGGAGTGGATTATCCAAGTGATACGACATGAAAGCTGCTAGCTTATACTTCAGGAACTTCAACCATCCTACACTAGCTGAGCAAAGTTGCCAGTGAAGAAGGGTAGTTCGTCGGTCGAACGTGTTCGACCGGAATCCGAAAAGTACAGCGTAGTTGACGAGACAATCAAGAGATAGTGCTAGCTTTTCCCGATCATCCGGTGAACAACCGGACGGAAGGTGGCCTCCTATCATGGGCCCAGGTGAATTCGAAACCTTGTCTGCGGAGACCGAAGTGGCATCCTCGTTTACTCTTCCCGCTACAGTACGTTGGCGCAATTTGCGACTGACCGAGCGAGCAATGGAGATATTACGAGTAGCCACTGACAGCATCTCACACAGGGAATCACCCTCACTTGGATGGGGTGGCATGTTAGCTCTCTCGTGAGTCTGAACGGACTTACGAGCTGATGTAGAC